TTTAGCCATAGTATTATATCTCCTTGGTTAATTATGAAGGATCAACGATCTTACCGTGAGCACCAGGGTGGTATACACCAAGTGTCAAAGCACAATCAACGAATCCACGTTCGCCACCACCAAGATTAGGAAGACGTGTGCTTCCCATTGGGATGAGTTCGTGAACACCATAGTACTCAGGGTTAACGAGGTAGCCCATCATTCCTGCAGTACCAGCTTGAGTTGGCATACAGTCTGGATTACCATTAACGATAGAAACTACACCGTGATCGCTTTGATAGAGATCAACAGATAGCTTGATTTGACCGCTGTTACCGTCGTAGTTTACAGAACGTACGTTGTCTGTAGCAGAAGCAGTTGTACGAGCAAAGTCACTGATGTCTGAACGAAGTGTGGTGTCAGCAATAAGCATAAGATTATTGGTTGAACCAGTAACTCCGAAGATAGAAGTGATTAAGCCGTTGAACTCGCTTTCGCTAAGAGTAGCACCAGCATCAACAACACTTGCAGCAGGTGTTTGGAAAGCAGCAGGAACATTACCAGAACCAGCAGCATTTTGAATCCAATCACCAAGACCACCAAGAGCGTTGGCTGTACCAGCACCGTTTTCTGTAGCTTGAGTGTTAGCAGAAGCAAGAGTTGCTTCAATGTCGCGTTTTAGTTCACGGATAGCTTTAGCTTCAGCTTGAGCAATCTTAGCAGGACCAACGGAATCGACAGCTTCTTGCATGTCGGATACCATGTAGTCACGGCGGAATTTTTGAACGCGGTTACCAAGCTTTGCACGGCCAGCGAACTGGTCAGTGAAAGCTGTGACATCAGCACCTTCGGAGATACCGGAAGTGCTAGGAGCTGCAAGACTATCAACAGTCCACTCAACGAATGTTGAGGAGGCTTTCTTCTTGTCAGCAGAGGAAAGGATTGGAGTTTCTTCGGGAGCGAGGATGGTCAAAACATCAGTCAGGTCCTCACGATTAGAAACAGCCGATCCAGTATTTGTAGTATCAAATGTATTTGTAAATGACATTGTATATTAATTTATCGGTTTTGTAGTTGTAGGGTTCTGAGAGTTACAAAATCACTCTTGCTGCCTGTTTTACTGAATTGATTTTTATATTCGTTTACTTTCTTGACCTTGGAACTTACCTTCCGTTCTGATTGAGCACCCGCACCAGTTGGTTGCTTGGGTGGATTTAATCTAGCGGATTGTTTAGTTTCTACAACTGGCTTACGACCATAGATACTGTTAGCAGCATGAGCAATAATATATGGCAACTGTGCAGATATATCTGGTTCTAAGGAACCTTCTAGTTCTGCAAATCGCGGATCATTTATCATAGCCTCGTATTGCTTACGTGTATCATTATCCTCACCCTTCATCCAGGGCAATTCCTCTTGTGCCTTTTGTTCAAAAGCGCCTTTGAGTTGCTGTCCATGTTGTTTAGATTGGATTGTCTTTAGCTGTGCAGGAAGGAACTTATCACGACTCTTACGCGCATTGAGCAAGCTCTTGCGTATATCAGCCTTGGTTAATTCCTTACCTTCAACTTCAGTTACTACATCTTCGGGACCATAGCCATCTGCATTGAATAATACATCTTCAGCCCATTCAACAATACCATTTACTTCGTCAGCTTTTTCTTGAATGCCTTCTAAGGTATCAATGTTACCATAGGGGTTATTCTTTACTTTCTGAGTTCCTTTAAGTGGATCATTAGACTCGGCTTTTATGCTTGCTCGTAACTTTTGTAATTCCTCTTCAGCAGCCTTACGTTGTGCGGTTAGTTTCCCAAACCGTTCAACAGCCTTGCTTCCAAGTCTCTTACCAAGATCACGTAGGTCATCCTCCGACATTTCATCGAGGTCAATCTGTGAAAGAACGTCTTCAGAAGATTCTTCGGACTCTGCTTCAGTCTCAGAACTCTCGTCTGATTCCTCTTCAACTTCCTCTGTTTCTTCCAATTCATCTGATGCAACTTCTACTTCCTCCTCAACTTCTTCGGTTTCTTCTACCTCTTCTGTTGACTGGGTTGCTTGGCTTGCACCTAAGCGGCGAGCGGCAAGCTCGGTCACTGATATGTTTGTTGCCACCGGTGTTTCTAACGACTCGGCGATGTCGCTTGAGTGATCTTCTGTCATAATTTTGTCCATCCTTATACGCTGGATGATTGCGATAGATTCATTGTAACACCCTATGCAAGTTGCTGGCTATGACGCTCACGTAGTGCGTCCCAGTTTACCATTTTTAGGATGTCATCATAGGCTAGGATACGGCCACTAAGTTGCTGTATTCCTTCCGTCGAAGAGTTTGCCATATCAGCAATAACTTCTTCACGTGCCATTTCAATAGAATAAATAAAACGAGCAAAAGCCTCGTAGTTAGCAAGGGTCTTAATATCTTCTTCCATAAATTATCTAGATGCAGAACGCATTACGTTGACCATTCTAGGTCCACGAGACTTAACTTGTTTGTACCAGTTGCTATCAACCATTTCGTCGGCAGCTGTTTGGTAATCATTGTTCATTAAGCCAGCCTTCATCTTTTTAAATTTGTTAAGCCTAGTTAAACCAAGATTAAATGCCATGTCAACTATTGCCATTCTAGCTGCTTCAGGACGCTTTGCTAGATCAGGGTCAAACTTCTGTGCATCAGCAAATGCTTGCCTCAAGCTGTGATTATAAAGAGTCTTTGTTTCTTTATCAGAAAGCTCCCGTCCTTGGAATAACTCATTAATATCAATACCCTCTTGCTTTAGGAACTTGCGATTACCTTCGTCCTCAAGATTAAAGCCAACGCCTATTGTGCGATTGCCCTTACTATCTTCGTAGACTTTTGGTTTATTACCCTCGTTTAACTTTAGCATATTGAAGTAGTTCTCAGCACGCTGCTCTTGAACTCTGCGGTTAGCTAACTCTGTGGGTGTTTTATTATCTGCCATTGCGTTATAATTTAAGAATAGAAAAAAGAAACTACATATTCTGAGTACTGACTTCACCCATTTGAGCGGGGTCTGTGCCAATTCTACCAATCTGAGCGTTCTGCATTTGTTGCATAGCAAAGACATACTGCCCTTGATATTTCTCCATTCTAGCGCGGAACGATTCATCTTGTTCTATTCTTTGCATCACATCTGGTTGAGAAGCGTATTGCTGTATAACCTGCATAGCAATTTGCCCACCATTTGGACGAGCCGGCATTTCAATGCCTGCGAAGATCTTTGTCAAGTCATCTGTAACTTGTTTCACAATCTGCTCTTGGGCTTCCTGTGATGGCTGTAGAACAGCATCGGCAAGCATAGGATCAATACTACTAGCAGCAACCTCAAGCAACTTATCAATGCTAATCCTTCCGTTCCTGTCTAGCTGAGTAAGAGATACCAATTGATTTAGTTTTTTCTCTTGAGCATCTGGATCAGAGTTAAGAACATCGTAAGTAATTAAGATGTCAAAGTTTTCGTTAGGGTCACCCTTGTCAAACATCTGAGCATCTGGGCTACCAGTGACTCGGAAGAATATACTGTCTGGTCCGAATCTTTGGAAGCAACGATAAGCTAGCTTTAGAACACTAGCACAGTGAGATAAAAACTTGTCTACCAAGAACTGCCTACGCATCTGGCTCATTGGGTCTTGGAAATCTAGACCTACCATCGCATCAGCTTGTCTTTCCATGGTTTGTTCCATTTCTAAAGAACCTTGGTTGAAGCTTGGAATAGGACCAAACTCAAACTCACCCTTGCGTCGGTATGGTATGTACCTACCTGGTCCCCAGTCTTTGGGTGCATTACCCACTGGGTGCATGATAGGAGGAAGAGTGGCTAGACTGTTGCGATCAATACGAGAGTCACGCTCTACCTTTATTTGCTGTTGAATGCCACGTAGCACGTCAGGGATAGTCTGCGTATCATACAGACGTTTGCTGTCCTCTGAGAGCTTTGTAACTACCACTGGGTAGTCTTCGTAGCCATTCATTAAACTAAACCTAGCATAACTTGGAACGCCTAGCCCTTCGTTGCCATCAAAGTCTTTATGCATGATGGTTTCATAGATACCTTCTGCTCCATCTTCTGGATCAACTAAGCGTTGATAGGAATGAACAATCTCAATTAGTTCATCAGCTTCGTATGCAGAATCTGTAAGACTTGTAGAACGACGACCCTCTTGTTCTCTTTCGATAGAATCAATGTTTACTCCACGATAGTGTTCTATCATGTATTCAACAAAGTCTTCGTCCCATCCATCAGTAATAACTTTGTTTTCTAGTTCTTGGGCAGTGTAGTATGTACGCCAGAAGCAGTATGGTGCGCGCTGAGGATCTGTAACATAAGCTGGGAACATAAAGTCTCCATCAGGTGCTAGTGTCTTGACATCTGGGACATCAATTTGGCGACGCACTACTGGAAGTTCTGCAACTCCGTTCTTACGTATTTCTTTTAGTGCTATCTTAGCTTTTTTATTAGTTACACCTTCAAAAGTTTGTTTAACTAGCTCTATGATTTGATCGTCATCTTCTCCTTCTAGGATAGCAGTAGCAACCTCTGGAGACATCTGAGCAATCTGATTTATGTCTAGCTTCTGTAGGAAGCGTCTGTCTTCCCTGTGCCATCCAATGTAGGTAATCAATAGCCCACGCTCTAGCATATAGTTAGCTCCTAGTTCCATCTCCTCTACAAAGCGAGGAATATAGCCACTAGATACCATCCATTTAAGAAAGTTAGAGACTACCTTAGAGCGGGCAATATCTCCTACTTCTACTGGGTAAGCCCTTACATTAGCCCTCTTCATTGAGGATACAAACAACGACACTAACTTAGTAACGCGCTCATCAATAACATGGGACTCCATATCGGCTGCACCTTCCCACGGGAAAGCGTCAGAACCATGTTTTCTTAGGTCACGACTCTTACCAGGCCACCAGTTTCGTCTATCGTCATAGCTACAACGACATAAGTCAAAGTAAGACTCAAGCTCGTTGATCGTTTGATTGTATGCTTGACGCAAAGCCTGAACACTTGGTTCTTTGCCTACGTAAGTTAGTTCGTCGGAAGTTGTATCGCTTAACATTGGTATGTATTAGTTTATCATATCTATCAAATCTTTTTAATCCAATGATAGGTTTTTATATTATTTTCATTACGTTCTTCGAAATAAATCATCTTTCCGATCAACTGACCCTGCATCCTTCTAGTAATCTTTACATTGACTTTGCAGAAGCGTTCTCGGTGATGAACCGCAACATACATAGGGTTCGGGCATTCTCTCAAAACCTTGCCCCTGTATATTAATCTGTTTGGTTCTTCCTCTTCTTCTGTAGCTACATTGGGCATAGGTATGACATCATCTAATATCTCCTGCCCCTTCTCGTTAATCCACGTTAAATGTCTTGCTCCTGTAATCATATCTTCTTCTAGATGTTTAAACGCTAAGTCCATTGCTTCTTCAAAAGGAATCTCACACTCCTTTGCTATTTGGTATAATCTCTTCTTTGCCATTAGTATCCCCCTTCGGATTTTCTTGTTGTATTCATAGAGGTGTTGGAAACGTAGTCTGGACCATACCCATCATTTGCCATACGCAAATAGCGTAGAAGGTCAATCCAGTCCTTCAGTGGTTCGTCTACTTTTCCTTTATGCCCCCAGTTAATTAAACTTTGTATCAAATTGCCACAGGATGAGTGTATCTTCAAGATTGGTCTGTTTGCGTCATCTACCTCTGCGTTTGGATTGTACAGCATCCACTCATCTAATCCAGACAGTCCTGTTTCAATGTCTGCTCCGCTAGAGGGTATAAAGAACATCTCCTTAGAAGCAAAGCTCTCGAACAGATCTGTATTGTCTTCATTCTCTCTAGCAAAGAAACGGGAGTCACCTATACGCTCAAATACCTCTACGCCCAGATCACTCTCTATATCTTCAAATTCATCTATGTATGCTTGGACATCATGCCCTAGCTTCTTAGCCGCTGGACCAAACCTCCACTTTGGATCGCCGGACAATGCCCACTCACCATAGCTGTCTGGCCACTCACGGAGTATGGTAACAAAGCCCTGCTTGTCAACAGCAGCCCATATAGCTACATAGTTCCTAGCTCCAGCAGGGTCAACTACCTGGTACACTGTGTGGGTTTCTTTACTGATATTAGGTAGTTCGTCTGTTACGTGTACCTTGGTACTAAAGTATGGAAACAGGGTAGTCATAGACTTAACAGGTATGCCGTAGGCACGTGTTAGTATCTCTTCCCTTGGTCTGCCCTTTAAGTCCTTAGCGATACGATCATACCCACCAAACGGGTTCTCGTCTGTGTGCAGATACACAATACCAGCATCCCTATTCACACTATACTGCTTAACAGCTACAGGCTCATCAAGTAACTCTGCGTGCTTAGTCTCCAAGATCTCTGCATCTCTTAGGTAGTCAGCTATAAGTTCTGTGTACCCATCAATGGGAGTAAACCCTGTTATTAGCCTAGAGTCCCTAGTAGCTAGACGGAAACGCTGTGTATTGATAAGCGTAGAGTCTCCTAGGTACTCATCGTTACCAATACCTACATTCTCTGGGTGATTGCCTAGATTGGG